ATGCAACTCGTCGCGAAGGCAGTCTGCGCGAACTGCAACAACGGCTGGATGAGCCGGCTTGAAGACTCCTTTCAGCCCGTGTTCTCGCGACTGAACAGTTGGGAACGGTTCACGCTCACCGACTCGGAATCGGACATAGCGGCCCTCTGGGCCGTGAAGACGGCCGCCATGTTCCAACAAAATGATCCGGAGACCAGAACCTTTAGTCTGGAGGACCTGCGCGGCCTTCGCGAAACAGGAAAACCACCGCCAAAAACTTCAGTCTGGATGTTCGCCATGGACTCGGCTGAAGACGAATTCCGGCTGACCCAGCAAGGGGCGCACTTAGGTAGCCCCGAAGACAAGATCGATGCTGCATTCCCTGCGAGCCTAGGTCAGACATTCCTCGGCGCGCAGCGAGTCGCGTTTGTCGTCGTGCACGGCCCACATCCTCTCATCGACGAGGAACAGCTCCCGGTGCCTGGTTGGAGAACAGCGCGTTTACTCTGGCCGCGGTTGAAGCCCGCGAAATGGCCAACACTCCCCGCTCAGCATGCGGAAGTGAACGTCCTAAAACTCCTGCCGGCGGCTGCCTTTGTCCCGGGAGCGTTGTTTCTGGACGAATAACAAGAAGCCCCCCATCCTCTCCGAAGAGAAGGTGGGGGGCTTCTGTCAATTGGATGGGTGGGATTCGAACCTCACGAGGCACACGCGAGCGCCCGCCTGATCCCAGCGCGATCGTCTGGGGGCTTCCCGATACAGCCACTCCGGGCCACCATCCTGAGACGGCTACACGGGTGCTGGGCCGAGGGACTTCTCGATGTAGATGTCGGTGAAGCCGAAGTTCGCCGCGGTGCCCGACTCGACACCGACGAAGCCGCCCGTCGGGTGGTAGTCGGTTGAGACGTCGAGGTACGTCTCGAGGAGGATGTTGTTGCGGAGCATCATGATCTTGTTGCCGTAGGCGCGGATGGCGATCTTGTCGCCAACCCCGACGATCCACGTGGCGGCCGCGCCGATGAGGGTCGACGCGTTCGTGCGGCGGTACATCTCGATGTAGACGACGCCTGCGAGGTTCACCAGCTTCATTCGGTACGAGTTCCGCGCCCCGGCCGCTCCGGCAGCCAGGTTCAACCGGATGTCGTAGTAGATCGCGTTCCCGTTCGCCGCCGGCAGGATGGTGACCAGCTCGCCGAACTCCTGATCGGCTGCGCTGACGGTGGTCGTCATCTGTCCTGACGTGGTGACGCTGCCTCGCACGATCGAGCCGTTGACGATCGCGAAGGCGTTCGCGACGTTCGACGTCCAGACGTGCACGGTGCCGTCGTCACCGTAGAGCGCGTCGAGTACTCGCCCGTTGATGTCGGCGGCGTTCCCGCCGGTGGCACGGTCGGAGGTGATCTGCTCGGCGAGCCACGGGACGTCGGCGTAGGTGTTGCCCGCATCCGGTGTTCCCGCGATGTTGATCACGGTGCCATTGTTGGTTGCCATGGGTGCCTCCTAAGCGGCGAGGGTGAAGGTGGATGCGTATCGGGAGTACTGCCGCAGCCACGACGCGATGAACGCGGCCATGAGCTGGTGCCCGAGCGGGTTGAGGTGCACGGAACCGGCGAACCGGAGCGACTGCGGAACGGTGCCCGCAGCGACGTCGGTGTTGTCCTGGCTGGTCGGCGTGAAGCCGGCCTGATACAGCGCCGCGTCGGCAAGGGCCTGCGGTGACGCGAGGTACCGGCGAACGGGGATGAACCGGACACCCTGCGTGGACACGAACCACGCCTCGAGCGCGCGGATGTAGTCGCCGTTCACGGTCCCGGCGGCCTCGGAGGCGCCCCGGTCGAGGACTCCCCAGTTCCACCACTCGTCCCGGAACGTCGAGATCTGCGCCCGGTACCATGTCTGAACATCGAGGACGGTGCGGGTGCCGCCATTGCCAGTGAGCAGCGGTTCGTCGTTGATGCCCATGCCGAACAGTGCGGGGTTGTCGCGCCACTGGCGGCCGGTGTACGAGTCGATGTAGACGCTTCCGACGGCGACCGCCCCGCCTGCGCTGGTGCGGGTGAAGGTGCGCACGTTCGCGTCGGTGCGATAGAGGGTGCCGCGGATGCGCTGCCCGGCCGGTGTGACGACCTCGATCTCGTACGAGGCGATGTTCGTGCCACGGAGGGTGTCGGCGGTCAGCCCGGTGAGCATGACGGAGCCGCCCTGCGCGGGAATGGTCCCGCCCGTGACGGTTGCGTTGACCCGGAGTGCGCCGGCGCGGGCGGTGATCTCGTCTGCACGTGCTCCGGGCTGGCCGTACTTGCCCATCGTGATGCCGAGCAGCGTGCCAAGCAGTGTTGTCCAGCACTGGTTCGTCGGGTCGGTGAGGTCGGCGCCGAAGGTGGTCGAGTCGCCGAAGGCGTTCCACGACTTCACTGCGCCTTTGCCTGCGAGGAACGTGCCGTCTCCGGAGAAGAGGTTTCCAGCCCAGTCGAAGTAGGCGACGATCTTCCCGCCGATGATGATCGGCAGGGCGTACGGCCAACGCCTCGACATCTGCCGCTTCTGGATCGCGCCCTGCGTGAACAGGCCAGAGTCGCCGGCGGCCGCGATCGCAGCGGCGGACTCGCGGGGCGGGTTGCCCTTCAAGTCCGTCTGCAGCCACGTCAGTTTGCCGCCGAACGTAAACACGAGGCCTCGGCCCCACCTGCGCGTAAGCGAGCGGGCACCCTTCACGATGCCTGCGTTTCCGAGCTGAGCCGCAACGGCCGTGACAGCGGCACCCGTCACGATTCCGCTCGTCGCGGGGTCAGCGAGAGCAGACGAGACGAGCGGGTCAACGATGCCCTTCGCTGCGTTGCGGGTGAGGCTGTCTTCTGTTTCCAGAAGGTCAGCGGTAACCGCGTCGTTCGCGTACTGAATGCGCCCCTTGGGGATAAGTCCGACCATGCTTACGCCGCCTCGAAGTAGTTGATTTCGCCCTCAGGGGCGGCCGTCCAATACACATCAGTGCCAGGCGACAAATTGCCGACGTCGACGAGAAGATCCGCATACGTGGGTGCGGCTGAGAAGTAGAGAGCGTCTGAGTTGGTTGGGGCGTCGAGGATGTCTTCGAGCGTCCCCCCGCCCACAGGGACGCGCATCTGCCATTGCACGAAGTCCATGCCGATACTGTTGTTTGCGGAGTCCAGCCACTCGATGCGCGGGTAGTACCGCAGCGACCCGTCAGGCACCCCGTAGAGGGTGTCGGATGCTTCCAGGTTGACGGTGAAGGCGCCCGTTGAGGCGTTCGAGATAGTCGCCTGAACGCGTTGCGTGACAAACAGGTGATCGCCTTGCACCGCATTCCCGGTGGGCACGAAGAACAGCCTCAACCCGGGAAGTGTCGTCGCGGTTCGGGCGTAGGTTGTGATGAACCCGGTGATCGTTTCGAGCGCCATGCGACCCCAATCTGGGCATGAAAAAAGCCGCCCAGATCAGGACGGCTACGAGAGGTGAGAGGTGGTGGTCAGTCGCCGAGAGGTGCAGCGGTTCGGCTTCGCGGGTTCGCACGAGCCTGATCGGCCCATGTCGCCTTGACCCACTCGGGTGGGTGTTCCACCCAGTCCGCGACTGCGCCGATCAGGCGGTCGCCACCAGCCGTGTACGCATCGGAGGGCGGGGTGCAGTTGTTGCGGATGGATGCCACGATCGACTCCACCGTGCTCTGAACGACGAGGTTGATTTCTTCTTGTGTCTGAGACATGTGATGCTCCTGTCTGGCTAAGGGTCAGTCGCCGAGCTGCTGGTTGATCGCGTGACGCGCTGACTCTGCGACGCTCTCAGCGCTCACACCTGCGGGCGGGTAGATCGTCTGATTCAGGGTCGTCGTGTTCGTGGGCGTGACGTTCGCGGTGTTCGCGAGGGCGAGACCGCCGATCGGCACACCGAGATACGCGAGAACCGAGAGTGTGACGGTGAGCCAAGTGGGCTGCCCGCCAAGGTCAGGGTTCGCGAACGCGACCTGCACGCCGCCGACGAGGACAAGGGCGAAGACATACGTCGAGTAGATTCCCTTCCTGATCGCAGCGGAGGTGATGATCGTTCCGAGGTTGCCGGGGTTTGGGGTGCTCATGGTGTCTCCTAGATAGTTTCGGTGGGCCAGGGTGCGGGTGCGATCCCGGCTTCGTTCAGTTGGCGTCGGAGCACTGATGCGTACTCTTCGGTCTTGCGGCGTTTCTTCGCTTCAGCATCGCGTTCGGCGTTCGCTTGGTCGCGTTCCTCGATCGCTGCGACCCTCTGCGCCTCGAGGCTGGTATTCCTGACCCGTTCGCGACCCGCGGAACCCGAAAGCTGTTTGAAGACGCCTTGGATGAGAGCGAGGAGAAGGGCACTGCCGCCACCTGCGCCGAGAATCGTGACCAGCAGTTGACCGGTGTCCATGTGCTACCTCCGTGGCGCGAGTTGGTAGCGGCGAATCTCCATCCAACGGATGACCAAAAAACCGATGAGCATCAATGCCACAGGGAAACCGATAGCGGACGTACCCAGAACAACGATGATGACCATGTACATGAGCAGGCCGGTTACTGCGGCGATGATGCCGCCACGTTCCAACCACCACACCCCAGGTAGCACAGCGACCGAACCAAGTAGCCCGCCGACCGCGAGGAACGTGCCGAACACGATCACCAGTCCGGGGCCGAGTACCTTCATGATTCCGTTCGACGGGGACTGAATGACCAGCAACCCTGCCGCAAGGAACGTGATGTAGATCGCGAACATGATGAGCCGGATGACTCGCGGTTCTGCGATGAGTTCAAAAACGAAACGGAAGCCCTGTTGCAGAGTCTTCGTCACGGTGCCCCCTTCCGAGGAGAGAGGGGTGGGTTACGGCTCCTGGTAGAACGAGTTGAACGTCGCCCAGCCGTTCTCGTCGAGGAAGACCACCTTGTCGAAGGTCGGAAGCACGGGCGCTTCGCCACCGTTCGCGTTGATGGTGTCGCAGATGGTCTTGAAGGTGCCGTACTCGTCAGCGCTGCGGAAGATCCTGCGGCCCCGCTTGCCAAGACGTGCGGGCTCTGCGATGCCGTCCTCGACGAAATCGGCGCCGAAGATCGCAATCCCACCGTCAGCGGTGCGGCCTGCGATGGTTGCGGAGGGCTTCAGCTTCTGCACGGTGTCTGCTGCGGCCGCGGTGACTGCGGTCTTGATGTCGGCTACGTCCTGAGCGCTCATGTCGTCTTCTCCTTGTGTGTGTCGAGCATTGAACTGGGCGACCGTCAGGCTGAGCGGATCGCCGATGAAGTTGAAGTGCCAGGGCTCGCGCGAGGGTTCGCCGACAAGCTCCCACGACCAGCCGTGGTTGTGTCCGGTCTCGACGAGGATGTCGTGCAGCTCCATCCGGGCCGAGTAGACGGACGACAGGACGTCGCCGGCGGTCCACTCGCCGTGCGTTGAGGTTTTCGGCTTCGCGGCCGGGAAGAATCCGGGCCTACGATTCACCCATCCGTCGTAGAGGTAGTCCTGGGTCGCGATGTCCCGGCCGGTCTCGGAGAACCGGATGTGGATGCCGGTGCGTCCGAAGAATTCGGCGTCCCATGCGAGGAACGCCGCGGCCGCTGCAGGGTTGAGGCGCAGCTCCTTCTGTCCGAACGTTCCGATGACGACCGTGAGCGAGTTGGGTACCTCGCCGTTCTCGCACTTTGCCCAGTTGACCCATGCCATGTGCTTCTCCGTTACTTGTAGACGCGGCCGTCAGAGCCGAGATAGAGCGGCGTGATCGTGACCCCGCCAGGTGCGGTCGTGATGCCCGGGAGATTCAGGGCATTGCTGACGAGCAGGCCACCGTTCAGGACCGCGCGCCCATTGCCCAACGAGAACGTCACCGTGACATCAGGTGCAACAAAGCCGAGATTCGGGCCGGACGCGAAAACGGAGCCGCCGGGATTGAAGTTGATACTGCCGCCGCCGAGGGCAAGAGGTTCGATCTGCACCCCCGCTCCGACGCGGAGAATGCCGGGGGCAACAATGTTGATGTCACCCTTTTGTGTCGTGGTGCCGTTGTTCTCGATGTTCCCGGTGTGCTTCTCATTGCCGGTGTGCTCTTCTTCGCCGGTCTGTTTGAACTTGCCGGTGCCCTCGTAGTCGCCCTGCTGGGTCGTCTTACCGATGTTGGTGACATCGCCGTTGTTCGTCGTCGCACCATTGTTGATCGCGGTGCCATTGTGAGTCTCGTTACCGGTGTAGGTCTGGATGCCCGAGTGCGACTCGTTGCCGACGTGCGTCTCCTGCCCGGTGAACCCGGAGGGTCCGGAGACAGTGAGCGACCCGGTGACGTTGATCGTCGTCGTCAGGTTCACGGTGCCGTCAGCGTTCAGCGTGCCCTGCACATTCAAGGTGCCGAAGACATCCTCGGAACCGTTCACGATCAGCGACGACTCACCATTGAAACGGGTCTGACCACCTGACACGGAACTGTTACGGAGCGGAGTTGCGACACCCTGTTCCTGAGGGGCAGACACGATCTTGTCGAGCTCGCCCTGATCGGTGCGTTCGATTCTCATTCGGACCCAATCGGTTGCAGAACAGGAGTTACCCAGCGCGTCTCATCGCCGGACCAACCGATGACCCGGAGTGTGTGCCAGCCGGTCTCGATGATCGGGCTGCCCTCGAACCACAGCTTGTGTAGCGTCCCGAGAGGCTGGTATTGGATCGAGTCAAGTTGCAGCCGGTACGACCACTGCTCGACGGGAGAGGAATAGGTTTTCAGGTCAGCGTCAGCGTGCGACTGCAGAACCGTCTCGTCGCCGATCTTCTTGTACTGGACGAACTTCTCGAGCGCCGGCGCGAAGGATTCGTTCTTCGCCGTCTTCACTTTCATGTCAGCTTCAGTGCCCTCGCCGACCGCGTAAATGTAGGTCGCCTGGTTCTTCCCGTCGACCGTCCGCTTCACGTCAACGAGACCGTGATTCGAGGTCGCAAGGTTGAACTCAAGCAGAGCGCCCGTCAGTTGCGGGTTAGATGCTGTGCCTGCACGCATCCGGTACTCGAGCTTGTGCGTCGGTCCCCACTGAGGCAGGAAGTCGATGTCAGGTCCGCGGTCGCGGTTCTGCGCCTCAGTCATTGCCGAACCCACAACCGTGGACTGGTAGTCGAAGTACGTCTCGCTCTCCGTACCGCCACCGGTCGTCGTCCCCTTGGCGATAGGGATGATCGGCAGTCGGAAGCTCGGATTAGCGAGGGCAGGCGCTTCCGTCCCCGCCCACAAAACCCACGCCGCCAAACGGTCGGCCGTGATGTTGACGAGCTCGAGCTTGTTGTCAGGCGTGCCGCCCGAGTATCCATTCGTGCCGAACGTTGAACGCCGATCCAGAAGAACCCGGATGTCCTGATGCTTCAGGCTGATCGTGTTCGACCCGATGTCGTCATCCCGCGAAATACACAACCCCGCATAGATGACCACACCTTCCTCGCACACAACGAACGTGCGAGACCACGGCGTAAGCAGGTCGTTCCAGTTCAGGTTTGGGCCGACAGCGGAAATACGGAAGTCCGCGTTCCCACCGCCGGCACCGTTCAGAACCCGGTTCCACGAGTACTTGAACGGGGTAACCTGCGCCAGAACCGTGCCAGTGACCGTCTCAGCGATGTAGCAGGTCTGCACGATGCCCCCTAGATGTATGTGTCGGCTACCGTCACCGTCATGACCCCTGTGCCGCCCGAAGGCGCGAGAGTCTGCGAAACCGTCTGCCCCGGTGGGACAGCCCAGATACCCGCCTGCTCAACAACCCCGTAGACCGGGAAGCCGTCAACAATCAGCAGCCCCGAGTCCATGAAGATCTGGTGCGGATGACCGGCCGTGACCGCCTTGTTGACCTGGTACGTCTTCCCGCCGGATGACACGGAGTACGACGGCATCGAACCGGTGATCGTCAGGACCGGGTACGCGGCATAGTTCCCGTACTGCCACGCCGACACAACCAGCGGGGTAGCAGGGTCGGCCGTGAACGTGTACGACTGGCCATACTTCCGCGGGTCAGCCGCCCAAAATTGGATTTGATAGGAAGCCCGGTAGCCCCACAACTCGACTTGAAATTGTGTTTTGGTGGCCAACCGCACAGAAGCGCTTGTAGTCAGTCCCGCATAATCGACAACAAGCCGCGCTGCGCCCCCGTCCGCTAGGGCGCCGCTCAGTTTTCGCTGGTAGTAAGCCAGCTTCTCTGCGGAATCGGCGTGGCAGTCGCCAGAGATTGAAATGACCCGGGATGAGAAGTACCCGACTGCATCGAACGAGCCCGCCGCGAGAGGTTTTTCGGCCTCGTCGCGGCGAACATCGGGTGTCGAATCCCAGCCAGTCATCTCAGTGACGTAGAAGCCGTCAGAACCGGAACCGCCATCGAACAACAGATCGTTGATACGTGCGATCACTTCGCCATCGCCAATCGCCAGTTGAGGTCGTTCGCTGCCGTTTGTCCGATAACGCGTTCATCGGTTCCGGCAGCCGGGTAGACATTTACGGTCGCGTGCTTAGAGGAGGTAGCGACACTTCCCGAGCGACCTGCTGTATCTGCGTACTCACGAGCGCCGCCGAGCCGGTTCAACGCATCCAAAGCGATCGCCCGGTTGCGCGTCTCCTGCCCGGGCTTACCCGAGATGAAGCCCTCCCACGGCACGTTCTTCTCCGCGAACTTGTAGATCGCCTGCGGTCGTCCGGCATAGATCCCTGTCGGGAGCCCGCCATTCTCGAATGCCTGCGCTCGACCAGCAGCAAACAAGTTCCCGTTCTCGTTGACGGTCTGACCGCCAGAACCGCCCGGGCCCTGAGCGATACGGAAGTTGTAATCGCCCGTCGCCGCTCGGATCTGAGACTGCAATGCAGAGATCTTCTCCGAAGCCGTCGCCGTGTTCACGTCCAGTGTCGGCACGTAGCCGGCGACCTTCAGCTTGTACTCGGTCATGATCTGCTCGACCGTCGCAGTACCAGCCTGAAGCTTGCCCGCAATCTCATCCGCGACGCCCTGCCCGAGCTGGGCGGCAGCGGCCGCGATGATCGGCCCGGAGCCGCTCAGCGTGTCAGCGAAATGTCCGGTCGCCTCGGAGGCCTTTTCGGTGAGTAGGCCGTCGAGCTTTGCCAGTTCGTCACCGGAAGCAGTGACAAGCTGCGCGACCAGGGGTGCCCCTCCAGGACCCATCTTCGCGAGCTCATCCAAGGTGCCTTGCGACACCTTCCCGGAGAGCTTCAGCATGTTCGATTCCCAGTTGGTCTGAGCGTCGACCTGCGACTGGAGATCAGCGAGATAGTCGGACACGGAGACGGAGATCCCGTCGTAGTAGTCCTTCCATGAGTCGGTAGAAGAGTCCGTTGCGTCAGCCGTCGACTGCGCGACCTCCTGGTTCTTCGCGATCACAGCGTCATAAGCCGTCTGAAGCCCGACGAAGGACGAATCGGCTTCCGAAACCATCTTCAGCCAGTCGTCGGTTGCCTGCTTGGCCGCTTCCGTCGCTTTCGCCTGCTCCTCCGTCGCAACCGTGGTGGCCGCGACCGAATCCCGGAACGCCTGCTGAGCGACGGACCCCTTGCCCATAGCAAGGTTGAGAACGTTCTGATCCGAAGCAGCCTGACCATTCGCGGTCAGGATGTCGATCAGCGCGGCCTTGTACTCCGGCATGACCTGAAGCAGCTTCTTGGTCGCTTCCTCGCCGCCACCCATCGCTGACACGAACTGCTGGAACTGGTCGTTCGCGCCCTTGAAATCCGTCTTGGCGGTCGTCGCGAGAGTTTGGCCGAGCTGCTTGAACTGGGCCTCGTTCTTCGTGATCCCGTTGGCCAGATCTTTGATGGCAGGTGCGACGAGGCCAACTGTGTTCGCGAGGCCATTCCAAGCCGTCTTGTTGATCTGGTAGATGAACCCGTCGAGGCCGGAGGAAGTCAGCTTGCTAGCCGCGTCCGCCATCCCGTTAGTCGCGTTCGTCGTCCCCTGCATGCCCGTGAATAGGCCGTCGAGGTCTGTCGAGGATGTGCCGAGCTGCTTCACGGCATTGTCGAGCTTCGCGAGGTCGACGCTGGTCAGTTCGGCAACGTCGCCCGCATGGGACATGGCCGTCGCAGCCAGAGCAAGCGCCGCGAGAACGAGGCCTCCCTTACCGAACGATTTGGCGAGACCGAGACCGGTGAGGTTCATCTCCTGCATCGCAAGCCGAGTCGCCGCGATCTTCGGGACGACGGTCAGAAGACCACCGCCGAACAGACCAACAGCGGCCGTGGTTGCCGTCAGGCCAAGACCAACCGCAAGGATCGGACCGGGCAAGCCGCCAATAGTATCCGTGGCGCTCGTGAGCGACTGGACGAGGAACCGCAGCACTTCGTTCGCCGACGAACCGGTCTGAATCAGGCCAGAGTCCACCGAGCCGGACAGGTACTCAAGGTCACCGGAGAGGTTGTCTAGCTTCAGGCGTGCAGTCTCAGCCGCAAACCCAGCGTCGTTCACTTTGTCATTCCACGACTGGATACCATCAGCACCCTGCGCATACAGAACAGACGCCGAGCGGACAGCATCCGAGCCGAAGATCGTAGCGAGGGCAGAGTTCCGCTGCTCATCCGTCAGCCCACCGAGCTTCGTCTTGAGCTGTTCAGCGATGCCCGAGAACTCGAGCATCTTGCCCGAAGAGTCGTAAACGTTGATGCCGTACTCCTGCATCACGCTGGCAGCCTTGGTAGAGGGGTTCTCTAGCGCGAGCAGCATCGTCTTGAGTGACGTGCCCGCGTCGGAACCAATCAGGCCGGCGGAAGCGAATGCCGCGAGAACGCCAGTGGTCCCCTCGATCGACTGACCTGCCTGAGAAGCGACAAGGCCACCCTGATTGAGTGCCTGTGCGAGGTCATCGACGGAACCCTGCGCCTTGCCGGCACCAGCCGCGAGAAGGTCAGCGATGTGAGGCACCTCAGAGCCCGCAAGCTTGAACTGGGTCATCGCTGTAGCCGCGTACGTCGCAGCGTCCGCAACACCGAGCCCGCCCGCCGAAGCGAGATCCATCGACCCCTTCAGCGCGCCACCGAGGATGTCGGCAGTCGCAACGCCAGCCTTGGCGAGCTCGTTCTCTGCGTCCGCTGCTTCCTTGGCCGAGAACACTGAATCTGCGCCAGCCTTGATCGCTGCCTGCCGCAGCAGGTCCATGTTCGATGCCGACTCGTGCGTTGAGGCCTGCACCTCAGACATGGCCTTGTCGAACTCCATGAACTTCGAGACCGCGAGACCGACCCCAACAGCGGCAAGGGCGCCGACGGCGAGAAAACCTTGTCCGGCCTTCTGCATGTTCTCGCCGTTACGGGCGAGGTTCTGGGCCTCGGTGTTTGTGGTTCGCGTTGCAGCGGCAGCCCGCTCCATGCCCGACACATACTGTGCGACCTGCGCAGTGAGGGCTACGCGTACGGTTCTCTCGGCCAAAATAACCTCCAAGAGACGCAATATGTGGTTGTAGGCTCACGGGCATGACGAGCGACGAGAAAGACGCCTACGCGCCGGCGGAACGCCAACCGAGCACCGGAACGGCGTTCATCGTGTGGGGTGCGATCCTGTTGCTGTTCGCACTACTCCAGGTCGTCACGATTCCGGCGTTTTTGATCGACGACTTCACCAGCGCCGGTCTCGCAGGGAAGCTCTTTGCGGCGGTTGCTGGCGTGGGGTTTGGGGTGCTTCTGCTCGTCAAAGGCATCAATAGGCGCGGTCGCTACCTGAGGCGCTAACGCTCGATCCGCGGCGTGTAGAACCACCCCGACTGATCCTGATGCTCATATGTCTTCGCGTCAGAGTCGCGGCGCTGTTTGACAGCACGCGCCATCAGGTCGACCTCAAGGTCAACAACGATGCTGTCTCGAATAGCCGGGTCAGTCGCTAACGAGTAAGGCACCCCGAACGGGTTCAGATCAGCCTGGCGCTCCACGGAAGCAATCAGATAGCCGACCTGCTCCGCATCCCACTCAGCTTCAGTTGTGGTCACTGATCGGACGAGTCGGCCTTCTTCGTCGTACTCGTGCGACGTCGTGCGGCGCGGTTCCCACCCGTAGAGCCTTCGGAGGCTGACACCGAGTTCTCGAGCGAGGCGAGCTTCACCGTCGAGGCGGCGATCGAAGCTTTTTTTAGGCGCTCCGTGAGCTGCCTGGGGTTCCACTCATTCAGGCCGAAAATCGCGTCGCACACCGCGACAAAGTCGGGGCCAGACAGGGAAGTGAGCATCTTCTGCCACTGCTCAGGCGTCAATACCGTCTCGGTGTCGCCGTCGAGATATACGCCACTGATCGGTGCGGCTTCCTGGCAGACATCATGGACGTCATAACCGACGTAGCGATCTGTCGGGGCCTCAGGGTCGGCGGGGTTCCGGGAGGTGATCCCAGCCCATACCGTGCCGTCAGGGATCTCCGAGAAGCGAAGCGTTACCAGCTCGCCACCGAACACCACCGGAACGTCGATGCGATCGGGTTCGGCTTTCTGCTCCTGCTGTTTGGCATTGAGGTCATCAAACGAGGTCATGCGTTCCTCCCACGGAATAGCCCACGGATAGAGAGATGAAGCCTGCCGGGGCGCTTCCGTGGGCTGGGTACACCCCGGCAGGGGTAGAGGGGTTACGCCGCGACAGCCACGTCCATCAGGACGGTGCCGCTGACATTGCAGACGAGCGTGCGAGTGAGTTCCTGATCCTTCACCGGGGCGTCCGGGATGGACTCCGAAGCGGTGATCGGGATGACGTGGACGATCTGCGCGGCTGCGATCGCAACCGAGTTGTCGACCGCCCAGCGCTCCACGAGGAAACCCGAGACGCCCTTCGTGAGCGCGAGGCGCACCACGTCTCCGGCGGTGTTCGTGTACGCATACGTGATCGTCACGTCATCAACCACGGTGCCGTCGTACTGGATCTCCTGCGCGAGGGTGAAACGGTTGGCCCGCACCTTCGTGATCGCACGAGTGTGCTTGTAACCATCGCCGGTTGCGGAATAGGTGATCTTCTTCACCGTGCCAGCGGTGAGCTCGGCGATGGTCGGCGCGGCCGGGTTCGCGATGGTGGGAACGAAAAGAACGAGAGCCTGGCCGTTACTGACCTTGCCCAGGGGGACTGTCTCAAGAGCCATCAGGCATCTCCTTTTTTGGGTTCGCCCACGGAAGTTTTAGTGGAAGCCTTGGGCTTCGGGGGGAAGTACTCAGCGGCCCGGGACTCGGTGACAGGTTCGTCATCGATTACCTCGTAAAGGTCCGGGTTCGCTTCGACTTCTGACTGCGAAGCGTCGAACTCATGCTTCGGGCCATCGACTGCTCGCACACGAAGAAATGGCATGACGAATAACCCTCCTAAGGGCGTTGGCGGTGAGAGATGGTCAGATCAGGTCGGAAAAGAAACCGCAGCGGATCGTGTTCCAGAAAAGGGGCGGAGTCGAGTCGTCGTCACGCTGCACGTCGATCGGTGACTCGAACCAGAAGGGTCCAGGACTTTCGTCATCGACAGCAGGGATTGCGCCGAGACCGCGCGGGAACAGCACGCCTTTGATCTGTTCAAAAACCCACGACGCTTGGTCAGCCGTAGAGCCGACACAATGAACCGTCCATGATGGGTTCTGCCTGACAGAGCCGCTAGTAAACCGTGGCTGAGTATCAGTGCCCTCGCCGCTATAGAAAACCGCGTACGGGCCAGCCTGAGGCTTACCACCCACCAGCGGGGCGAGACCCGGATAGAAGTTCGTCACCTTCGACGTGGCAACCAGTGCGACAAGTGCTGCGGTGTGCTTCCGGCTCACAGTCCCGCCGCCCTCATCGCATCATCGACGGCCTTCGCGATACCGAACTCGAAGTCCTCTTGGTTCTCATTCAGAGACGCCAGACCGTAACCGCGAGGGGCGACCTTCGGCGAACCGAACTCAGAAATGTTCCCGAGTGGACCCTGACGACGGTCCTTGTCGAAACCGATCTCCGCAGTGATCGGTGCCGTCGAAGAGTTATCAGACAAAACGTCATAGCTCACCGCACTCGGCAAGCCAGGGAGCGAATCGGAGCCCTGCAGTTTCGCTTTCCACGCATCCTTGATGTTCCGCGAAGTGACCGTGACCGCTTTGCGGATGTTGTATCGAGCCTCGCGCGGGGCTTCCTCGATCGACGCGGCTAGAGCGTTGATCTCCGAGAAGTCGAAGGAGATGTTGTCGGGCATCAGGAAACCACCTCCACGGGGAACCTGCGAGCCGTCACATACGAACCCGCGAATGGGCCTGTTATCCGGCACCGTGTACCCACGAGCGCCGGATCGTTACGTGCCGCTGTGATGATCGCGACCATGTTCTTCTTCACGCCCAGTGACGTCATCACCGGAAGTTTCAGGATCGCATTCTGGTCGGTGAGGATCTGACCCGCAGCATCCACATCGGAACCCAGACGGTGAGGCGCCATGTATTCACACGGGCCTGAATACACAGGGGTGAACGTCGAACCGTAGCCGCCTGTTGCATCGTCTAGCACAGTGCCGGGAGTATCGAAGCCGATGTCGCACGTATCCGGCATGAGGGACTGTGCGAGCTTTCGTCCCATGCCGAGTGTGCCGTCAGCGATACTCATCGCGACCCGGTAACCCACACGCCAGTGCCGTACTGGGAGCGGATCAGTTCGATGTTTCGGTCAGACAGTGTGATGCCGGTTGAATCACCAGCATCAGCGAACGATGCTTTGAAGTCATCGAGGGCGACGGATGATAGCCCGCCAACCGTGAGCCCCAGGTTGAGCTCCAGAGAGATGAGTGTCTGGGAGACGAGGACCATCGTCCACCGCTTGAGCCCCTCAGGGGCCTCCGCGTATCCGTAGGTGAACGTGATGTCCACCGGCAGAGGGCTCGCAATCAGAACACGGCCGTCGCGGTACACATAGTCGACATCACTGCCATCACGGCTCACCGAAACGACAGCCTGAACGGGCTGCTGCGGCAGCACGATCCCCTCGGGCTCCGGCCACACCGTGAATGTGACCGTCGCCTGAGGAAAGACCTGCGCGCCGATGATGTCTTCGCGCAGGTAGGTGGACGCATCCTTGAGCAGGGAAGTTACCCATGCCGTCTCGTCGGACGAGAAAGTCCGATTGAGACGGGTACCTAGCTCTACTGCTGTAGCGAATGCGTCCACCATGACTCCTACTTCTTCGAAGCGGTCTGTTTCTTCTGCGGCGGATCGACCGGAACCCATCCAAGGGCCTCGATCGCATGAACCCCGTTATCGGGAATGTCGAGCACTTCCCCCGAAGGGGACTTGTACGCCGTCACGTTTACGCAGACGGGGTGAGGACGGCGAACGGGTACTTGCTGCCCGAACCCTCGGTTGTCACGGGCGTAGCAACTGCGAAGCCGGCACGGAACTTGAATCGCAGGGCCACCATGTCGCGCTCGGCAAGGTTGATGCCGCCGACAGTCGCCTCAGTGAGGATCTTCACCTGAACGTCCTGCCGGATTCCGAGGATAGCCTTGGACGAATCCCCGACAAGGAGCTCGGCGACGGCCGGGTTCCATGAACCGTTCCGCACATAGTCGAGCGGCTGCCCGTAGATGCTGCCCAGCGAGTTGTCCGAACGGATCGAGTCGAGGTAGATCGGCTCGTTCTGCTTGTCACGCAGACCGCGAAGCTTCGACCGCATGAACCGTCCCGTGTACGCGTGGTTCACGTCGAACCCATCATCTTCGACCTTTGCGAAGACCTGATTGATGTCCTCAGCGAAGTCGACGGTCGACGTACCACGAACGACAGTGTTGCCGGCCGCAATCGCGCCGGGCACCAAGGCTGCGTCGGTCCACGTCGCCGGCTTGTTGACGCCGAAGAACACAGCCGCGTCGAGAACTCGACCGAGTTCCTGGGAGACCAGAGGCTGGACCTCGCCCCAGATGTCGAACGTCGAGTCATCGATCACATTCTCGTGAACGGGGATGATGACTGCGATCTCCTCCGCGATCAGGTCCTTATTTGCCCACAGAACCTCGGAGGTCGGCTTCACGCCAGCCGCGAGGGTCGCTGACTCGCCGACGAAACCGGCGGTTGGCAGAGCCGACAGGACGGGCATGCGTGCGGCGCCCGAGACCATGCGGATGGTGCGGAACGAGGAAAGCGCAGCAGAGGTGTACTCCGCCTCCTTGACGATGGTGCCGATGTTCTGGACTGCGAGCAGCGCCAGCGCATCGGAGCGACTGATGTCAGCCATGATGAACTCTTTTCACTAGGATTTTTGGAACGCCGCTCGGATGAGGTCGTTCGGGTCGTACTTGACCGGTGCGGCCTGCTTGCCCTTCGCGCCCTGATCTGCGTCGCCGACGAACTTGCGTTGTGCGGCAGCAGCGAGGTGCGGTTTCTGGGTGAGCAGGTCGATTACGGCCTTGTTCAGCGCTTCGACATCCACTTCGCCGTCATCGCCTACCTCAAATGAGGTGGCGTCGATGAACACGGCAGCATCTGCCGGGTCGGCAAGCTTCCCTGCGGCGACCGCCTTGAGTTCCGCTTTGACAATGCGTGCGTTAGCGGAAGCTGTTGCCTCAGCACGCGCCTCAGCGCGGGCGTTATCGAGGGCTACTTCCTCAGCAGGCTTGTCGCGTGCGGCGAGCTCGCGCCGGAGTTGCGCAATTTCCTTCTCGGCTGTTTTTCGCGCTGCGCGCTCAGAGTCGAGAGCTTTCTTGGCTCCGGCATTCGGGTCAACTTCGGTGGTGGTGTCTTCGGACTGTGCTTCGTTCGACTCCGACGTCACATCGGTTTCGGCTTCTGGCATGAGAAAATCACTTCCTCTGGGGGATGGATGCCGAGTCGCTCGGCCTGATCCCGCAAAGGAGCGGGAAGTTTTGGGCAACAAAAAAGCCCCACCTAAGCAGGGCACTTTTTGTTGAAGTCAGATGCCTAGAAGTTGCGCCAGACGGCGAACCGAACTGGCTGAGGTGGCGAGCTTCGCGACCTCATTTGCATATGCCTGCTCAATATGTGCGAGCTGCATAGGGGTGATCGGCTTCGGCGCCACGTACTTGTCAGCCGACGACAGCCCGACCGTGCGTGGGTAAACACCGGTCCGGGCGACATCGAGCTTGTACTTCGCGTCATACAGTCGACGCTCCGCAGCCGTCATCGTGTAACGGTTCAGTGGGTCGCGGACACCGGTCTCGCGGGCCTGTTTTACGGCGTCCGATGCGGCGCGAGCCTTGCCACCTTTGCCTAGGGCACCGAAGCCCTCGATGCGACCAACGATGTTGCCACCGGCGACCTGCGGACCCGTGATGTACCCCTCATGCTCAAGCATCTTGATCGCATTCGTGCGCGTGCCAGCAGTGCGGAAGATGTCATCCACGGTCATCCGAGAGGGGGTTCCGTAGCGCAGGTGCCCCTTAGATGTCGCAAGTCCACGCTGCTGAATGTTGCCGACCCGGTAAATGTCGGCACCCTCACGGATAGCACGTGCCTCAGACCGCCCGAACGTTTTCTCTTGCGCCTCCGGGGAGAGCGAGTGAAAGTACTTGTACGGGTCGGTCGTCAGGTCGCCGGCCATGTTCTCGTTGGTCGGAATGTGGCGGCAGTCACATCGCGGGTGGCGAAGGAAACCGCTGTTCCAACGGAAGAACTTTCCCGCCAGGATCGCGCACCGTGAGCACGAGGGCGGGTTCAGCATCCGCGTGTACCCCTGCAAGGTGGGCCGTTGGGCTATGTCCGCCGCAACAACACTCCGCCCAGTGTCTGACATGACCGTCAGCAGAGTTCCGGTGAGCCACCGTTCAGCCTGCTGCAAAGCCAGCGGCGCAGACAGGCCAGAGCCCACCGCAGACTTGGCCTTCACCACAGACTCTCCGAGTAACGAACCCATCGACCGACCGTCAGGCGCGGAAGATAGGAAGCCAGCAGGGCTCAGAACCCCGACAGGTGCCGCATCAACGTTCGTTTCTTGCAGAACATCGGCCGTGTACCCGATCGATGAGGCGACTGCAGCAGCACGCCCCGTTTGCACCCAGTTGAGTAGTGGGGTAACGACATCAGCCCATGAAGAATCGAAGTCCGGCCCCATACGGCGCCAGAACTTCTTCGCACCCGCGGCCGTCGCCACAGCGATGCGCTGCTGCGTCTCGTAGTAGCTAGTTGCCGACTGGGGAAGCATTCAGAACGCCTCCCGGCTGGCCCTGAGCGGGGCGTAGAGCGGCTTGCAACTGCGGGTCGGTGTTCTGCTCGTCCACCATCGCCAGTACCCGCTCCACCTCTGTTGGCGACAGGCCGTACAGTTCCATCAGGTACTCGAGCGGGAACCCCATCGTCTTCATCTTCAGCAACGCATCCGCGAGCTGAGCCTCGGAACGAATCTCCGGGTTCATCCAGTCCATGTGCGCAAGCCGGCACATCTTCGCCAACTCCTTGTCGCCCTTCGCTAACGCGACAAGGCGATACATCTCACGCAGCGCCGGATCGGTGAACGTCTGAAACTCAAGAACTTTCTTGTTCAGACCAATCTCAGACGCCTTGAGACCATCCGCGTTGACGTTCGACATGCCCGACTTCGCAACAAGGTACGTCGGCGGGGTGCGGGTCTGGGAGCCGATGTGCGCCACCGCCACATCGATGGTGTCCGTGAACACGTCGAGGCGCGCCGCATCCCACTGGCCAACCTTGGCGTCACCCGTAAGAAACAGGAGCCTCTTTTCCGACAAATCATCGATCTGGACCGGTTTCTCGCCGATCTTCTTCCCAGTACTGTCCAGAACAGGGATCTTCGGCGGCGCCTGGTTCATCACGACACGGGCCGGCATGGAGGCATAGTCGGCCGCGAGGAACAGGTACGCCCACAGCAGGTTGATAGCGTCCTGCATAGGCATCACGCCCTGGATTTCCGACACAGGGTCGCCGAGGAGAGTAGGCCGGTTCTGGATTTCCACGACCGGAACTTCGCCGATCGGGTTAGGCAGAGGCCACACCTCATTCCCGACCGCGCGGGGAGTCCAAGCGCCTCCGCCGAGACCCTTCTGGCGGGCCTGCTCAGCCTGGGAGAAGAACTTGTCGGCAGAAGAGGCACGTGACCGCTCGAACTTCCACACGTAGTCTGCGGTGTACAGGGTGCCGTACTCTTTCGTGTCATCGACCCACGTCTTCAACGCGGCGACACGAAGCCTCGGGTTAGCCCAGTCGTACTCGATCTCCACATTCATGGGATGTTCCCATGTGATGAGAGGCTCGTCCGTCTTCGTGTCGCCCCACACGATCACGTAGGAACGGCCCGTGGTGAGTGTGGTGACGAAACCCTGAGAAGACTGCATGTCCATCTCGTTGATCAGCCACTGCTCGTGCAGGACCATTGCAGCCTCGGGACTGTCAGCGATCTTCACGCCCGTGTGGCGAATACGCTCCGACTCAGCGTTTACCACCGCGCCGCACCAGTTATCCGAGAAGCCCGAGTACCGTTGCGCGTTCTTCCGCTTCCATTCCGCGGTAGCGAAAGTCAGAGGCTGCTTGCCCCCAAAATACTCTTCCTGCTTGCTCATTGCAGCACGACGAAACGAAATACGGCCGTAGCACGCATCAACCAAACGCAGCGCCTCATCGAGAGCAGTATTCTCGCTCAATGCGGCCTCCTAGTAGTACACGTATTCGTCTTCGTCGGCCGTATAGCCAGCAGCGATAACATCGCCGGCAGCCTCATGGGCCAGCACTGACGACATGGCAAGGTCGATCTTCTGTGTCTCGGACGCCTTGAAAATGAGGTACTTCTGTCCGGGCCGGGCAACTTCGACAGCGTTACGGATGTGCGTGCCGACCGTCTCGTCACCGTCATGAGTGAACTGCGACTCGGGCAGCATCACATCGGTTTTCATCCGCTCGAGAGCAGCGTGCATCTGGGTCGGCCGGTATGTCTCCCAGCGAAAGACCCGCTTCGGGTACTTCGCCTCGAGCCCATCAATCTCCGACTGCCAGAACGGCGGGTCGCAGTAAGCACGCACCACGTCGAACTGTTCGAAAATCTCGTCAAACGCTGCCAGGATCTCCAACCGCGGAACTCGGCCGTTGTGCTGGCGCGGGTCCCAGATGGTCGGTCGGCCATCATGGTAAGTCGGGGTGAATTGGTAGCCGTCGAGCGTTTCGGCTCTAATACCAGTCCAGTCATCAACATCAGACCCGTCGAAACCGAGCACAATCGGTGTCTTATCGGGCACCACATGCGTGGCCTTCTTCGACTCCCATCGTGCGAAGTCCAACCATGCCCCGGAACCAGCGACGATGCGGTTACCGAAGAACCGTTCCGCCTCAGCCTTGTCCTTCTGAACGAGCTCGGCAGCTTCAGCCTCGATCGCAGCAACGGATACCCACGGGGCGCCCGCATAGTTGAAAACGAACATCTTGTGACGGTCACGCTTGTCACCGAAGCTCAGATGCGCGGGCGGCTGGCGGAAGTCCTTATTGATGTCCTTCGACGGTGCCTCGAAGGTGCGCTGGGCGACGGAATCCTGTGCCGGGTCCCACGCGTTCGTCGTTTCGATTGCCCGACCACCCATGCCGGCGAGACCACGACGCTGCGTCGACGCGAGCTTGTGCCCGCCATTCGACTTCACCCACAGGCCTGTCTCATCCTGCGGCGCAAACGTCACACGCTGACCGAGGCGAGAGTTTGCCTTCGACGTGACCACATCGATTCGGCCACCACCGGGAAGGCGGATGAACTCCTCGCCCGTATGCCGAATGATCTCAGCCAACGGGCCTAGCTCAATCATCGGGCGAAGTGCGTCATACGTGTTGTCGGTCTGGTCTTCGGACGTAGCAGTGATCTGAATAAGCGGCGTCGACCACGGACGGCCCATCGGCTCGCCCTGGTCATACTCATACGCCCACCCGCAACCACAACCGAAGTCGCGGCAGTCGTACATCTCGCGGCCGGACGCGAACCCATCGAACAAGACAGGGCCGACACCCTCCACGCAGACGAACGCGCCGATCATCGGAGACTTGCCCCACTTCTGAGCGCGAACCAACTGCGAACGACGGAAGATAAAAGCTTCGGCCTTCTGACCCACCAGCGCATCCGAACGAACCATGTAGTGATTCGCGACGAATGTGAACTGCTCATCACCGAGCACGAACGGGTTGCCCCGGTTGTCGCCATCTGGGATCACACAGTGCTGCTCAACCCACTCAGGGACGATCAGCAGCGGGCTAGCCATTGCTCAGAGCGGCGAACCTAGCCTTCGCCGAAGTCGCCGCCTTCCTCGCCGGGGCAGACGACCGCTTCACCGACAGCTCATCCTCAGAGAACCGCCACCGCAAAGAATGCATCCCCGGCAGCGACAGGCCGATCTCGGCAGCCATCCGAAGCGCTGCCGTCTTCAGCCCAGAATTTGACTCAGCAGACGTTGATTCGATGTACCCGCGCACATACGCAGCTACCTCGTACTTCAGGCTGAGCTTCGACCACATGGCAGCTTGAGGCTTCGACCAGAGGTCTTCCCAAAGCTCGATCTCTCGAGCATGGAGGTCGTCGGTCGCATCCTTGTCGAACTCTTTGATCCGCCTCTTGTCTTCCCAGTAGATGTCATAGATAGGAATGGCGGGCAGGGGAAATGCAGGAACAGCGCCATCGAAACCCTCTGCCGGGAGAGTCACCCAAGCCGCATCGTCCGTGCGATCACGGCGCAACGCATTTGGGTCAGGAGCGCGACCACTGTTTCTACGAACACCACCAGAAGGCATGATCACCTCCTCGGGTTCGTCAGCAAGCAGTCGAGCCGAAAACCATCATCTTCAGCATTGGGAAATCGTTTACAGTCCGGGACTCAATAAGCTCTGGCCGCGTAAAATCCGCGAACCCATGATCCGCCGCAAGCTTCCTGAACTGCGTAGCAACAAGCTCGTCGACCATCTCCTGATCGGTCGCCAGCCCATCGCTCACAGGCACCATCACGCGCATCTCGTTCACCGCAAACGCCTCCCAAAGGCCGAATTGAGAACATCTTGGTTCTGCCGCACCTTTTAGCCACCTCCCCGGCGGTCCTGAGGGGCTGGTTTCGCGGAGGTCTCCCCCCACCCCCGTGGTGCCTAGTGGGTGCTTCTCAGTGGATGTTGTGCCATCCGCCTGGTTGATTGCGTGCCGTCTCTTTGTTGTGGCAGTTGGCGTCAAGACCGCGACCATATTCCGGGTCGTTCGGGTTTAATCCAAGTTCGATGAGTTCTTGGCGTGAACGCGGCCAGTGGTCGGCTACGGTTGCTTGCGCTATGTGGCAGACAACACAGATGGGGTCACGTCGTAACACTTCGGCCCTGAAGTTACGGTGTCCTCTGCCTGTGTACCCTCGCTGTGTGGCTGTGCCCCTGCGTTGGTCTGCTGTGCGTGTGTGTTGCGGGCAGCGCGACTCTGTGCTGTCGTAGATGGTTGGACATCCTGGTGTGCTGCACACACGCATGCTCTACCTCTTAGCGCAGTGTGTGCGTGCGATGGAGGGAACGACGCAGGCTTGCCCGCACACTGGGCAGTGGTGACTGTCAGCCAATGACTCGTGCGTTCTTGACTGCGAGCGTGACGGTGACGTAGGTCTCGCCGTTGGCGCCGGATGTTATCTCGACGGGCTTCTTCGCTACCCACATGGTGATGTCTTGACCGTCGACTGTGACGTGGTGATCGTCGGTGTCGATCACGATGGTGTCGATGCTCTGCCAGTAGCCACCATCGGCGAGGGCCAGTGTGCCCTTGAGCGCCTGATCGATCGTGTCGATAGATACGCCGCATGCAAGGAGGTTCTTGGTCGCCTCGGTAGCGCGCTCTATTGCTGCGACGTACCCGTCGACGTCGGCAGTGAGCGTCACCTTGACCTTGCGTCCTTTGTCTTCGGCGTCGGATGCGGTCGCGTTCATGGCTGCTCCTGACGGTTACACGGTTACTAACCGTCATATGTTTGTGAGCGGCCGACGAAAGGCTACGTGCACCCCGAACCGGCCTAGCTCTCCACCAAGGATTCGAACCTCGACAAGTTGGCTCAGAACCAACCGTGATGCCGTTACACCAGCGGAGAATGCGTGAGCCGTGCGTGCTGAGCTAGGGGCATAAGTGCGGGGCGTCCACCGCGTGGCAGATGCGACTTGACAGCCGCTGACACGCACCTGAACACCCCGCTTTTTACGGTCACGTCTGACCTATTTGTCCGCGCCGTGTGGCCTAATGGTGAGCGGCGCGACGGGGTTCCCGTCCAAGACGAAGCCGCGTTTCGTGTGGGTGTGTCGGCTGCTGGTACGGGAAGCGTTAAACGAAAAGGACCCCCACGATTAGGTGAGGGTCAAGAGTTACGGGCGGCGGGAACAAGAATGCCTAAGGCATAGCATACCTGTTCCCACCGACACCGTGGCTTACTGGATACCGCGTTTCTGCCTGTTTGGGTTCGCGAGGATCTTGACCCGGTACTGCGCCATCAGGTCGCTGTGTTCGATGACCACAATCCCAGCGACGTCCCGGCACCGCATCCCGTCCCTCACCCACCGCTCGATTGTCCTAGTGGACTTACCCACGCGCTCCGCGGCCGCCTTGATGGTGTAGTTCTCCTGATTCTCGGGCATCCGGCGATCCTAAGCGGCCACTGCGTGGAGAATGCGGTCTACCTGTTGCGGAGGCGCGACCCACTCACACGCTGCGCACATGACGGTCAGGTCGGGATCGAGCTTGTCGGGGAACTTCACAAACACCTCTCGCTGGCCACAGAGCGGGCATTCCCGCTTATCTGCATCCCTGACAGGTCGTGGTTCGACGCCGTACGCGCCGGCGAGGGTGAACACGCCTCGGGCGTCGTCGTAGCCGTAGCAGAGGTCGTCGTGGAAAGCGATCGCGAGGGGGAGTGCCGCGATGGTCTCGAGGCGGTCGAGGAACCATCCCACCAGTTCGGTGGAGATCTCGTGTGCTCTTTCGGGGGTGACGACCCGTGAGCCTTGGACCTCGGTGAGATTGATCCACACCGAGACGTGAGGCGGAGCCACGCTCAGCGTTTCGGATACTGATCCGGTCCAAAGCACCAGCTTCGCGAACAGGGAATCGCTGGCATCGAGCGGGCCGACCCGGAGGGGTGCGGGGGAGCCGCCGCCGCCCCCCGAGACTCGCTCGCCCATCGGCGCGGCACCGAAACCGTTGATCTGTGCCCGCATGTTGGCCATGAGGTCGGGGACGAGCTCGAGTGCGTGTCGGAGCCGGTAGTAGCAGGAGTCGCAGAGCAGCCCGTGTCGGGCATGCTTGGGGCGGGGCGCTTCGCCCTCGACGAGCGAGTCCCAGGCGCAACCACGGGTGCACGGAAGGGTCTCATCGAAGGTGGTGTCGTCGTTCATGTTTGCCCTGCTTTCGTTGAGGTTTCTAGACGTCATGCGAGTAGGTCTCCTGTCACGGGATTGATGCGGATTAGATTGTCAAAACAACGGGTCTGCCATTCGCGAGGGCTCTGCAGGTGTGCCTGGCGGTTCAAGGAGGGCTGCGCCCCGATGACGTCGGCCCAGTCACGCCAGCCGACATATGGTCGTTTCTGCCCGTGGTGGATGTGACATTCGCACCCGCCGTCCGCGCACATGTATGGGGTGCGGCAGTGGACGCAGCACCAGGGTGCCCTGTACTCCCGGCCCATGTTCACGTATCCCTGAATGACGTCTCCCATCAGAGACCACCTCCTGGCATCCACGGCATCTCGCCCTCGGCGCCCCGGCGCAGATGCTTTGGCCAGTCGCGCTTGTCGCGGTCTCCCCGCCACCGGATGAGAGCGACCATGTTGTCGTCGTCTTCAATAGGGCGGAGGCCGAAACCGAATTCGGGCCACCCCATGAGCGCAGACGATCCGCGCGGTCGAAGATCACGGTCGCCGCCCATTCCTTTTGAGTGGCCCGCATGCGCCTCCATCAGCAAAGCGACGCCTCGATCGCGGATCTCGTCGAGCGCGATGATGAGAGGTGCCGCATCGTCGTCTCGACTGATCTCCTTCGGGACCAGCTTGTACAGAGGACCGATGTATACGAGATCAGGTCTGTGAGCGTCGATGAGTCGGTGCACGGTGTCGATGTCAGCCTGACGGGTGAAGTCGAGTCGAACGCCCGCGCTCACGAGCACGTTCTGTCGGGGATCACCGGACCCATATTGGGCCGCGAAGTTAGTCACGTAGCGGGCGTTCCGGGCCCACTGCTGTTCGGAGTTCTCTGCATCGATCACCAGCACCCGACGGGGTTCGATCTGCTCATTCCTGAACGGGTGAATACCTGCCGCGGCTGTGATCGCGAGCTGACGGGCAAGGTAGCTTTTCCCTGCGCCCTCACCACCCGTGAGGATCAGCCGGTCGTGTCGTTCGAGCAGCCCTTCAATCAACCAGTCGTACGTGACCGTCACATCGAGGATCTCGCCGAGCAACTTCGGATTGAGGATCGCGGCGCCCGAACCTGACTCGCGACGTCGTGCCTCTGCCCGCACCCGCTCGTTCTGCAGCAGCATCTCGACGGCTTTCTCGAACTCTGGGTCGACGGGCTCTGTTGACTTCAGATCGTCGATCCCGAGACCGGCCGCCACATGATCCGCGGCGTCCTTTCCGACTGCCGGTTCCAGGATCTTTACATCCGCGATGCCAGCCAATAGTGCAGCGACCTGATTGGCATGCGCCAAGCCCGGTTCGTCCATGTCCCGGACGATCCGAACAGTCTTCCCTCGGAGTGGCGACAAGTCGAAGAGGTGCGCTTTCCCGGCACCCATCGCCGTGCACGTCGCGCTCACGCCGAGAGACTCGAGGGCCAGCACGTCCTTCTCGCCTTCGACCACGAACACGACCTTCGCGTCCGCCAGCCGGTCAGCCCGGAACAACGCCGTGCCCTTCGTGTTCCCCGACTTTGAGAAACGCTTGTCAGGTGAACGTGACACCCGACGACCATCTGGGTAGTCGTAGTTGGCGCCCTTCGGGTCATCGAACAGGTCCGCCTTCGAGAGGTTCAACGCGGCCAGCACGTCATCGGTCGGGTCGGAGTGGGAGTGAACAAGCACCCCACCCTCATAGGCCGCCAGGGACACCGACAAGTCCGCTTGCGAGTGTCCGGGGGCCTGCGCTGAAGCCTTCGACTGGCCCAGCATCTTCACCTTTAGGCCGTGGTCGTGGAACGTGTCCACGAGACGCTCAAACGCGTTCTGCATCGGTTTCCCTCTCGATCAGCAACATCAGCACAAACAGCTGCGCGACGAGCTCGCGGTTCTGCTCTCGAAGGTGCTCCACTTCCGCCAGCAGGCTTTCGCGGGAGGCGATGGTGTCTGTCATGGTCACTGTCCGACCTCCTTCAATCTCGGATCGTTCTCGATAACGTCTGCTGCCCAACGAGTGCCTGCTGGGGGAGCGGGGTGAAGGCCTTCGACCTCCCGACGGTGCTGAACCGCCACCCGAACCTGGTGGACGATGTCGGACGGCTTCGGAAAGAACGGGCTCTCCGTCATGTGCGACCGCAGCGCATCCAAACCCTGCTGGCGGGTGTACTTCCCGACGATCGGAAGCCACGCCTGCACCAGAGCGTCAGGCACCTCACGGTCGTTCACGATCGCCGCAACCGTCAGGAGTTCCATCACGTCCCCGGCGTTCACGATGCCTCCTCCTGGGCTCTCATCGCGGCGAGCCGGGTGAGGTTCCGTTCGAGGGTGCTCGAACCAGACGCGCCCTTCGACTTCATGGCGAGCTGATCGAACTTCTCCCGGAACTTCGGCATCGACAAGATGTTCTTCGACCAGAAGTCATTGCTCTGCGACCACAACAGCACGCGCCTCGCGTCGGCCAGCGGCACCCCGTCCCTGTCGAGCAGGAGCCGGGCCGAGTTCCGCCAAGTATCGGTGATGACCGCTTGGTTCTTTCGGACACCGTTGCTCAGAATCGAGTCACGGAGCAACGAGCAAAGCTCTTCAACGTCGGTTCTCACGATGTCGGTGACGTGGGTCTCCGACGAAGAGACTAGTGATTCTTCTGGTGATTCATACTGGTGGTTCTCTTCTGCCCCGTCACCTTGTCGGGTAGGCGAGGACAGGTTGTCGGGTAGGCCGGACAGGTTGCCTTGTAGGCGTTCTGCCTTGTGGGCAGTTTGACTGGTAGGCGTTTTGTCGGGTAGGTCGACGGTGAGAACATCCACCTGCAGCTCGTAACGGTCACTCGTCCGCCAGCCCTGCGCTCCGTGACGGTGTACCCGAACAAGCAGCTTCGCAGCCTCGAGGTACTTCAGTGCCCGCTCGATAGTCTTCACCGAGCGACCAGTCATCGCTGCCAGTTTCTCCTGCCCCGGATAGCAGGAGTTCGCCTCGTCGGCCATGTCGGCCAAGGCGACGAGAATCCCCTTGGCCGACCCGGTCAGTGGGAGGTCGTAAGCCCACTTAGTTGCTGTGTAGCTCACCGCGCAGATGCTTCCAGCAACGACGGTGCGGTCATCTCTGCGGCGATGATCTGGCCGATCGCGACGAGGCTCGGAGCGATCCCTTCAGGCGATACGTCACCGTCTATGAGGTGTTGGGCCATCTGGATAATGCTGCGGACCTGTCGACCCAACAGCGGGCTCGTCAGACCCAGGTTCGCCAGCCTCTGGTAGTCGTACTCCGGTACGGCGGACCCGGTGAGGATCGACTCGATGCTCGGCCGATTCACCGGTTCTGTCGCCGCCAGCAGTTCGGCGATAACGACATCGAGGGGCGGGTTCGGGTTGATGGTAATCTGCACGGCGTTCACTCGCTTTCTCGACGGAACGCTGCGCCGCCGTCGCGCTTCTGTTTCAGGTGGGCGACGACCTTCTGCAGGTCGCTGCTCTTTATCGCGGCGGACGCCTCGGCGTAGTTCCGGCGGGCGGTCCTCAACCACTCGGGCGGGATCGCCATGGAGAGGTCCTGGGCGCCGCCAGCGACGAGACGCTGCATGTCGAGCTCCGCGCGGTATTCGGCATCGGTGACGTCGCAGAGCAGCGACATAGCGTCCGCTGACATGAGAGGACCGAGCGCGGACTGAATGAAGAGTTGGTCGCCGCTCATGCCTTGCTCGTTGCCACTGCTCGGCCAAACGCGTCCGTGCCAATGTAGTCGAGGGTCGCCTCGTTGATTTCGGCTTCCGCGTTCTCTTCCGCCGTCTGACAGGCCGGGCAGATGATCGCGACCGGGACGCCCTGGTGCATCTCGAAATTCCAGTTGCCCCGATCCCGGCCCGTACGTCCGCACCGTGAGCAGGTGTGCCTGACGGTCTTGGTCTTCACTGGATGCTCCTCAGGTTTGCTTCGCGGTCCCGTTCGACGGCCAGTTCGTCGACCGACACGGCGGGCAGGAGTTCTTCGGGGGTGGGCATGGCGGTCAGGAACGCTTGCGCCGCGCCCGTGGTGAGGCCGGCGGCGAGCAGCTGCGTCTGAACGTCAACCGATGACTTCTCGATCGTCGCCAGTGCGGTCTTCAGGTGGGCGTCAATGCGTGCCCGAGCGAGAGTGCGCAGCTCACCACGGCGTTGAGGATCGAGGCTCTCACCGCGACCCCGCCAGCCGAGAGTCAGTGAGGGCATCAGGTTGTCGGGAACACCCTCCGCGCCAAGCGCTTCACGGATCTTGTTGTTCGCGGAGTCCAGCGCGATCTTCGCCTTCGCGATCGCGGACTGCCACCGCTCGTCCTCAGCCGCGAACACCCGGGACAATTGTTCCTCGGTTTCCGCCGTGAGTTCTGCAGCACGCTGCCGGGCTTGGTTTTTCGCCACGGTCGCCCGCTTCCGAGTCAGGCCGGCGAGGTCGCTACGCTCGGTTCGCGTCATCTCGGTCATCGCGCAACACCGACTTCGTCGCGCAGCAGATCCGAGACGTTGACTCCAAAAGCTTCAGCGAGGCTGACCAGGTGGGAGAACGGCCAGCTCTTTCGCCCCTCAAGATAGGCGGTGACCCTCTTCGCGCTCTTGCCGACGACGGCTGCGAGATCGTTGATACACATCTCGCGGCTTTTCATCTCAGTGGTCACGTTCGCGGTGACGACATGGTCGAGGGTGGATGCGGCGGTCACTGGGCGACCTCAATGGTCGGCAGGGCTGCATTGAGGGTGTCGACGCGCTCGGCGACCTCGCGCAGGAACTTCGCGTAGACAGGGACGCTGTCCAGGTGGAATCGGAGCTCATTGCTGGTGAACTCGCCCTGCGTGGTAGTGCTTACCGCAGCCACGAAGCTGCCGTTGGTGGAGAGGTAGAGGATCTCGACAGAGACCTCCCCGAATGGGTCTTCCTCTCCGAACACTCGCCTCTCGACGACGTGAATCCATAGTTCTTCAGGGTCGAACGGGCTGTGATCAGCGCCGTCGCAACCGAACTGGCGGAAGTCGCAATCCGCAGACTGCGCCTTTCCGAACGCGGCGTCCACCTCATCTCTGTGCTGCCGTTCGGCCTCTCTCGTCAGAGCGGGAGTCCGGCCCGCGAGGATGTCACGGGCATGCTGCGCGGCTTTCGTAAACGAGTTGCTCATCCGGTCGAGATCCTGCGGGGAGTCGAACTGCCACCTGTCGCCACCGCCCCAGGCCTGGATCGTCGTCGGGCCGGTGACGATCTCCCCGGTGCCCGGGTTGTAGGTCGCCTCGCATCCCAGCGAGACGTCGGCGTGCATGTCGAGTTGCTCGGAAAGCCAGGTGGTGAATACGAGCCCGTTGTCTTCTCCGGCGGCGACGGCTGAAGTGGTCAGAGACGCCCAGTCCGGTTTCGCGGCGATGATGCGCAGCACGTCGTCACGACTGCAGGTCTCATCAACGAACCTGAATGCGGACTCGGGGATCTGGGCGAGCTGTGAGATGATCGAGGTGTTCATTTCGACTCTTTCGTTGTGTTGTTACTTCGGATGGAGTTGGTTGGCCCGGTGGGTGAGATCACCGGGCTTTTTTCGTCTCCACCGCGGGTGCGGCGAAGAAGTTCTCTGCGCGCTACGGCCAGCCCGAAGGCGGCCACTGCGATGACGACGACGAGCGTCGTGGGGACGGTGAAGCCAGCGACCACCACGGCGGTGATCGCGAGCAGCCAGTTCATCGACCAGTGCGTGCGTCGATGAATTCCTGAAGGTGATCAGCCCGTACTCGGAACCGGGATCGTCCGTCCCGGCCGATGTCGACTGTTCGAATCGCGCCGTCGTGGATCAGCCTGTAGACGGTGTCGACGCTTGTCCCGAGATGATCAGCGACGCTCGGGATGGTGTGCAGACGGACGGCCTCCGCAACACTCGCGGCGGTCATGAGCGCACCAGACCCATTGCGTCGAAAATCTGATCGAAGAGCGCGAGATCCTGGCGGGTGTATCCGTTCACCTCGGTGACGACGCCGTTGATGGTACGCGGCACCTTGAGAGGCTCGCGGCCGTGCTTCGCGACGTATGCGCCCTTCAGGCGCTTGCCGAACTGGCTCCGCACCCGAGAACGTTCGACGCCCCCGATGCCGGTGTCTCGAAGATACGACTCGACATCCTGCGGGATTGTCGCAGTGTCGAGTTCCGGTTCGATGCCGAGGGCCTGGCCGATGACGAACCGGCCCTGCACCTCGAGGTAGGCGTCATCGACGATTCCCTTCAACGCGGCGAGCACGCCGGCCTGGGCCTGAGCCCGTCGTGCGAGGACATCGAGTTGGTCGATGGTGGCGTTCGGGTTGATAGCGCCGCCCTGGCTGAAGTAGGCCTCAATGACGTCGGCCACTTCGGATTGGTACGCGATCAGGAGGGGTCGACGCTGTTCGGACACGCGACTTTCGTCGATCGTCGCGAGGAGCATCAGCGCGGTACGGACGTCGACGATGGTGTGCTCGCGACGCTGGCCATCTCCGGGGACCTGCATCACCGTGGTGGTGACGGAGGCCCACGACTTGTTCATCAGCTTGCGGTGCTGGGGCTGGTACGCAATGCCGAGTGATTCGATGAACGGCTTCAGCAACACGTTTGGCTTGCCGTCGATGTGGACAGCGAGGATGTCTGATCCGTGGAATGGGATCGTCGCGACTTCAGCCGTGGGTTGGGTAATCTGGGGCACGATCGTTTCCTTGACTTAGCGGTTGGGTTTCGGTCTGACTTCCGATCCGGCTCACGGTGTTACAGCACCTGCCGGATCGGGAGTTTTCATATTGCAAACTTTGAGATCTGATTCTTTCGATATGAGAATCCCTGCAATGAATCTACCCGATTCTCAATTTGCGCGCAAGCCTCCTGTATATTTGCAATATGGCAATCGAATATTCGAGGACTCCCATCGGCACGCGGCTGGCGTTTTACCGAAAAATGGCGGGTTTCCGGACCCCTCAGGCATTAGCGGACGCAATTCCAAGCTCCGCCATCACCCGGTCCACGGTCGTCAATATCGAAGTTGGACGAAAAAAAGACCCCTCCTACTCCGAGGTGATGCTCATCGCAAGCGCTCTGGACATTTCGCCGCTTGCATTGATGGTGGATTTTGAGAACCCGTGGAGTCCAATCGATGTTGAGGGCATGGCTCGTCCTTATGGAGGAGTGACGTCGGTCGAGTATGTCTCGATGGTTCAGGTCTTGCAGTCCGAGTACTTTCGTAACCCTCCTGATACCTTTTGGGGTCTCGGGAGGCTTATGGATTCCTTGCACGGCGCAGAGGCGGCCGAGGCGGATGTCGCTGCAGTGGCTGAATCTGTAGCAAGGGGCGATAAGTGGGAAAAGCACGGTACGCACTGGCGGCTGGAGCTGGGTGAAAAATCAGTCAACATCGTTCTCAGTGATCTTGATGTTGATTCGCCCGAAAAGGCGGATCATGCCGCCGTTGAGATCGAGTATCAGGATTTGCTTCAAACAATTGCATTCTTCGACAATGTTGTAGAGAAGAAGCCGCATCTGAATCTGCCAGATTCTGTTTGGAACCGTGTCAATCACATTGGTGATGTTGTTGAGGAGTACTCGCGAGAAGTGCCAATCCCCAATGCGAATGTGAAGAGAAAACCCTGGGCGGGACCATCTCTTACGATGCCCCGTCTAAAGCATCAATCACATCTCAAGCTGCTATTTGATTTCGGCACTCCCGAAACGCGCCGAAGTGCGGTCGGAGCTTTTTCTGAACATCGGTCTGACTTTTACGACATGAATCTCTATAACACTGAGGGTCTCTATTCCCTTGGACTCGTTGATGAGGAGGAAACTGTCGGAGACGTGCCTGCGATCCCGTCGGACGCAACCGCGCCGGTATCGGGTGAGATTGGGGACGAGCCAGGGAATGGCTGATGGGGTGAAGGGCGAGGGGTCGCTCTACGAGTACCGGCTCGGGTACCGGGCGTACATCACCGTGAAGGGGAAGAGGAAGTATTTCTATTTCCCTGGCGTGACGAAGAAGGTTGCGACCCAGAAGCTTCGGGCCCTTCTGGGTCAGCGTGACGACGGCACCTTGCCGCGTGGGAAGGACTACACGCTCGCCCAGTGGATGCGGCACTGGTTGTCGACGGCGAAGCTGAAGCCGGCAGTGCACACGAACTACCAGCACAACGTCGAGCACTACATCGTCCCTCAGATCGGTCACCTGAAGCTCAGCGAACTCGAACCGGAAGACCTCGAGCGGCTGTACGACGACATGCTCTCCGGCAAGCTGTCCACCGCCAGGCTGCACGCCGGCGATAAGAAGCCGACGAAGAGGCCGCTCACGCCTCGCGCGGTCATCAACGTGCATTCGAACATCCGCCGCTCACTCACCGTGGCCATGCAGCGCGGGCACGTCGGACGCAACGTCGCGCAGCTCGTAGAACCGCCGCAGGCGACCAAGGCCGACACTAGGGCGCTGAGTGTCGCTGACGCGAAGGCGGTGCTCGCGCAGGCGAAGGCCGACCGTTACGCGGCACGCTGGTACCTCGGCCTCATGTTCGGGCTGCGACCCGCAGAGGTGCTTGGTCTCGGGTGGGAGCACGTCGACTTCACTAGGGGCGTAGTGAAGGTGCGGCGCCAGCTGCAGCGGGTGCGGGGGAGTGGTCTGCAGATCATTTCCTCGGCGAAGACGGACTCCGGCTGGCGCGATATCCCGGTTCCGCCGTTCGTCATGGCCATGCTCGCCGAGACGCGTGAGCAGCAGATGGTCGACCGCATCGAGTTCGGGAACACCTACACCGAGTGGGCTTTCGACGACGTGCCGGCCGCGCTTGTGTTCACGCAGCCGAACGGCAGGCCTCTGGATATCGGAGTCGACACCAGAGGTTGGAGGAAGCTTCTCGACGCCGCGGGTCTGCCGCACGAGCGGCGTTACATAGGCCGCCACACTGCGGCGTCGATCATGATCGACATGGGGGAGGAGATCTCCGTCGTCTCGAGCATCCTCGGCCACTCCAAGACATCGTTCACGTATGACACCTACGTGCACCCCATGGAGGACACGAAGCGTGCGACGAGTGACCGTCTCGGAGCCTTCTTTGCAGGAAGCTAA